AGGCAAGGCTGCCAAACCAACCCCACGCATCCTAGATGCTCGTGATCCAATCACACAGAATACCGACTGGCGTGTTCCTGCATTAGAGCCACTGCGTGAGCCTACTCGTCATGGTCGTTATCAGGCAGTTGGTGGCGATGATTCAAAAAGACAGATGTTGTTCAACGATGAGATTCTCAATCAAACCGATGAGCAAATAATTGAAAAGCTAAAGACGTACCCTGATTGGGATATTGTTTGGTCTAACGCCAGAAACAAAGTTAAAGAAAATATGGGCTTAAACCCATACGGCTCTGAAACAGCAAATCAAAAATACAACATTGACATTCTTACCAATCAGGAAATTGCCCGTAACCAAAGATCATTCCAACAGCAAAGCATTATTAAGCCTACTCAAGAGCGCATGAGCTTTATGGGTCAACGCCCTAGCTACACAGCAGAAGAGGGTCGTCAGATATTATTAGACGAGGCTCAGCGCAAGTACCAAAATTGGAAGACTATAGGTCAGGAAATGCGTGATCGTGGTCAACAACAGGCTGCCTCTTTTGATCTACCTAAGTTGATAGATCGCATTAACAATGCCTCTGACGAGCAAATCTTTACCACCATCAAGGTTGAAGGCTTGGAGCCTAAGAAAAGCCCAACACCTCGCAGCCTTCAGGAAGATGTACCAAAGGTAGAAAAGCTACCACCAATGCTGCGTGAGCCTGCACAACAAGCGCGTATCTTCAACGAAGACGGCGGCACTGGTACTTACTCACGGGTAGAGCAGGCACTGCTTGACATAAAGAATGACCCGAATGTACCTGCATCCGTTACTCCACGCTCACTAATGCAACGCCTTGAGGCAATGGGCGTAACCAAAGCCGACATCGAGGAGCATGGTCTAAATCTGGATAGCATCACCCGTAAGAACAAGCACGGTCACGATGTTGTTGATATTCAGAGAGTGTTTGATGAGGTTGAACCGCCACAGGATCGCATGAGTCGTGTGATTCTTGATGAAACAGGTGGCGGCGATGCTGATGAGATGGATTTAAGTGGTCGCCGAAGCCGTGGTGAATTAAATATTGGTGATTTTTGGGAGAATGAAGGTAATCACCGCATGGATGATTGGTTGTATGACTACATGGGCGACATTGAGGGTGATTACAGGAGCGTAGGCGGGGAGCTGTCGCTCAACACATACAATCAGCAAAGCTCGCAAACTGACGAGATTTTGGAAGCAATTTCAGATCGTCTTAAAGCAAGAGGCGAGGCGGAAACTGATGAAGAAGCTCTTGTCATGGCTTACGGTAGGCTTAATGAGGCGATTGATGGCGGCGGTGATTGGTTAGCCGATCTTGATGCTGAGCTAGGCGGCGGCATTCAAAGTAAGGCAGAAGAAATGATTGCTGCTCGTGAGATAGAGTTTTACAACGAAAATCCTTACATAGACGACACCATCGACTTTGCCGGTGAGGAATTTAAAATCTTTGGTAATGATGATGTTGGCTACCGCGCTTGGCATAACGGCAATGTCATTGTTGATGACGTTTACTCGATAGACGAGCTAGAGGTTCAAATACAAAACTGGTCTATGGATCAAGGCTACTTTGGTCACGGAACAGGCGAAGGAGCGATGCAGTGGTCACAGTATCTTCAAGGCGATAGCGATTACTACACGCCACTAGAAGAAGTGATCCTGACCTACGATCCAAAGTCTGGTCGCACATTCGAGTCATCACATTATGGCGAGGATATTGCTGAAGGTTACGTTTCTCATATGAGAACAACATCTCGCGAAACTGCTGACGGCGAAAGTGTTTACCACGTTGACGAGATTCAGTCTGACCTACACCAAGAGGGTCGTCAGAGCGGTTACTCTACGCCTGAAAACAGGGAAGAGCTTCTGCAAGCCAACACTGATTACGATGCTGCACAAGCATCAGCAGATCGGATTTATGTTGAGTTGAGAGATAATATTGACATCCCAGATATTCAAGCAATTTCAAGAAAGCTTGATGCAGGTCGCTTAGATCGGGTGGAAGCTCGCTTTAGGGACATTGAGATGACTGAAGAGGGACGTAATCACCAACGCAATAATACAGCCAAGTTTCACGTTTTAGATGAGATTACTGACGTAGCAGACCCATTGAAACTGCTCAGAGATGAAGGAATCAATGATCCAGATTTGGTGAGATATGCAGAAGCTATAAAAGCTAAACGTGATGCGTACAGTAATGTCAAAAACCTAGAGAGATTAGGCTCTGCGCCAGATGCTGAATACCCACTCAAAGACGAGCGTTGGATCAAAGCAATGGTTCGTCAGGCAATGGAGCGAGCAGTAAGCAAAGGCGACTTTGCCGGAATCACCTTCAGCAATCCGCAGAACCAGATCAACCAATGGTCTGACCGCTACGCCAAGCTGTACAACGAAGTTTACGAAAACAAGCTCAAATCCATCCTTGAAACAATCGGCAAGGAATACGGTGTTAAGCCGAAGAAGGTTAAGCTCAACGATCCTGAGATGCAGGACGCAGGTGAAAACTGGTATTTGCCGCTGACTCCAGAGATGACAAAGTCGATCCAATCTCGCGGCGTACCTCTAGCATCAGCAGTAGGCACAACGCCTATGATCCTTGACCGAATCAACAAAGAGCGTGAAGATAAGACACCACGCATACTAAGGACAGCGTAATGGCGATTACCAACTACACAAACCTACAGACAGCAATCGCGGACTTCTTGAACCGTGATGACCTGACGTCTGTCATTCCTACGTTTATCCAGTTGGCTGAAGCGCAGTTAAATCGTGATATTCGCCATTGGAAGATGGAGACACGGTCAACAGGAACACAGGATGCAGGTGATCAATATCTTGAGGTTCCGGGTGACTGGCTTGAGACGATCCGGTTGACTCATGCGGCTAACGGGCAGGTGCTGACATTAGCCTCTCGTGATGAGATCGCCACGCGCCGAGTTAAGAATCAAGGCACAACAGAAGAGCCGTTCTTGTATAACCACATTGACGGGCAGATTGAGCTGTATCCAACACCATCGCAGGCAGAGGCGTTTGAGCTTGCTTACTACGCCAAGATACCTGCACTATCAACTAATGAGACGAACTGGTTGATCACCGATCACCCTGACGTTTACTTATATGGTGCATTAGCTCATAGTGCGCCTTACTTGGCAGAAGATGCTAGAATTGCTGTATGGGCGCAGTTGTACTCAGCGGCAGTTCAGAACATCAACGCCGCTTCTGATAAAGCTCGCTATTCAGGCTCGGGCGTTAATTTGAAAATACGAGGATTAGGCTAATGTCTTTTACTAACTACGCAGAAAACAAAGTGATGGATGTCGCTTTTGGCGAAACTACTTGGACTGCGCCAACTACACATTATTTGTCATTGCACACCGCAAATCCGGGCGAGACAGGCGCTACAGGCGAGCTATCTGGCAACGGCTATGTACGTCAGTCTATAGGCTTTACTGTGACTAACAACACTGCAACGAATACCGCAGTTGTTGAGTTTCCTACAGCCACAGGCTCTTGGGGCACGATCACCCACATTGCTATTTGGGATGCGGCTACAAGCGGTAATGCAATCGCATACGCTGCTCTAACGTCATCTAAGGCTATTGCGACAGGTGACGTACTGCGCTTACCGGCAGGCGACTTAGATATCACACTAGACTAATAGGAGTCTGGCATGAGTATTTCCAACGCATATGAAGCGATACTGTTAGCTGCGCTGTCTAACGGCGACTGGAAGCAGTGGTGGCGAGGTGATGGTTCTGACGGTGGGTTGCATCCAGAGTTGCTGACAAACTCTTATTTTGAAGAAGACGCATCAAGTTGGACGCTAAGTAACGAAGGCGGCACCTACACTCCGAGTTGGGATGGTCAGACTGGTTCTTTTAATCAAGGATGGATCAAATTTAAGTCTAACTGGGGTAGCGTATCGCAAACAGTCTCAGGGCTAACTGCCGGTGAAACTTACGCTGTTAATATTGACGTTTACATGTATAGCGCAGGGACTACCAACATCTATATTGAGATAATAGATGGAAGTAACAGCTATTATTCAGAGAACATGACGAGTTATGCCGATGATTTCAATAGTGGCGATACTGAATATTTAGGTATTGTTTTTGAGCCGCAGAACACATCCGTCACTGTAAAAGTTTGGGGCAAGGCTTCTAGTTCAAATCCAACTGTTCAGCGCGTGTCATTGCGTAAGAATGATCGTTGGTTAGGACTACTCACCCAAGCGCCGTCTGAAACTGGCGGTGGCGAGGTGTCTGGTAATGGATATGAAAGAATTCCGATAACTTTTGGCATCAGTGATATTTCTCAAAATAGTGACAAAGCTACGCTATATAACTCGGCTGCATTGGAGTTTCCAGAAGCTACAGCTTCTTGGGGTACAATAACGCACGTCTCGGTTTTTTCACGATCAGAAAGCGTTAATTACGGCAGTGACTCAGATGCTGCCGCAGATGGAGCGCCTGAAAATCATTATTTATTTTCTATTGCATTAGATGCTTCTAAAACAATAGATGCAGGTGATATTGTACGATTTGAGCGAGGCTCAGTTGAGCTAGACGCAACTGACGCATAAGGGAAAAACATGGCTCTGGTAGTTAAAGACCGCGTAAAAGAAACAACAACAACTACCGGCACAGGCACGATTACGCTTGCCGGAGCAGCGGACGGCTACCAGTCGTTCTCGGTCATTGGTAATGGTAACACCACTTACTATGCGATAGTTGGCGGCGATGAGTGGGAAGTCGGCGTAGGCACCTATACATCGTCTGGCACTACCTTATCGCGTGACACCGTTCTTGAGTCATCTAATTCAGGCAACGCAGTAAACTTCTCGTCTGGCGAAAAGCAGGTGTTCTGTACCTATCCTGCTGAGAAGATGATCACTGTTGATAATGACGGATCAGGCTCAGGATTAGACGCTGATACTGTTGATGGCATTCAGGCGTCATCGTTTATCCGTAGTAATACAAATGACAATGTGTCAGGGCATACCGAGTGGCAAGATAATTACGAAATCCGATTAGGTGCCGGCGCGGATTTTCGTATGGGGCATGATGGTACAAACACATACTTCCGTAACTATCATCACGCAAACGGTAGCTTCTATTGGCAAGGTGAAGGTACAGGTGGTGAAAACCATAATCTAATTGTAATGCGTAACGATACAACTACACCTTATGTTCAGTTGTATTACGATAACGCAGTAGTTCTTGAGACCGTCTCAGGTGGAGTAAATATTGCAGGTAACACTGCTTTCCACGATGGCTACCATCCAAACGCTGACAAGTGGACTACTGCTAGAACACTCAGTTTAACGGGCGATGTTACTGGTAGTACATCTTGGGATGGTTCGGGTAATGCTTCTATTACTACTGCTGTAGCTAACGATAGTCACACACACGCATTTAATAACTTGACTGGAAAAACTTCAGGTACAGGTGATTACAAAACATCAGGTGACTTTATTACATCAGGTGGCACTGCCTCAGCAGTAAAAGTTGGTGCGGGTTCAGGTAGTATGTCACTCACAACTAACGATGGTTATGGCAACGCCAATGTATGTTTTAACCATGTTAACGGTGTTCCTGATGTTTCCGGTAACTCTTTCAGAATAGAAGCAAATGTTGATAGCTCCTCAGGTGCAAAAATGTATTTTGAGGGTAAGTCGGGTACAACAGCCAGTACTGCGGTGAGCCTTGAAGATTGGTTTACCATGTCATCTAGTGGTGCTACTTGTTTAGGTAATACTGTATGGCACGCAGGTAACGATGGCACAGGTTCAGGCTTGGATGCAGATACCGTTGATGGTATTCAAGCTTCTAGCTTTGTTAGAAGTGATGCTAATGATGCTAAAACAGGTAATTTGACCATTGGCAATTCATCTTATGGATTCGGCATAGGCACTGAAAATGCAAGAGCGACTGCTTCTGTTGGTCGTACTGCAACATATAACGAAGGTATTTTTTGGCATAGCAGCAATAGCGCATACGGGATTTATAGAACATCTGGGGCTTGGACTGCATCAACCTATCAACAGCTAAAGTTAGATTGGGAGACTGGTATTATATTAGACGGTGGCACCGATCACACAAATTCTGGTGTTGCAGTTATTGGTAATAATAATTCACTAAAAGTTAATGGAAATGTTGTCTGGAACGCAGGTAACGATGGCTCAGGCTCAGGCTTAGACGCTGACACCGTTGATGGCATCCAAGCATCTTCGTTCTTGCGTAGTGATCAAGCCGACACAAAAACTTCAGGTAATCTAATATTTGCTGACAGTGTACGCGCAAACTTTGGTGCTGCGAGTGACTTAAATATCTACCACGATGGTACTAACAGCTACATAGACAATAACAAAAACCATTTGTTCATCAGAAACAATGTAGATGGTGACGATGGCGGCAATACTTACATCCAAGCAAAGTCGGGTGAGCACGGCATCATCTTGTATGATGACGCCTATATAAGCCTTTTTGACAATGGCACTGAAAGGCTGCGTGTTGATAACCCTATATATGCGTATGCTGACATTCGCTTGCAAGGCTCAGGCTATGACCTGATATATGACAAAGGTACTTACCTTACAACGCTATCTAGTATAAATCCTGCGTCTCAAAGCCAGACTATCTACCTTCCTGACGCATCAGGATACGCTTCTGTTAAGTCTTTCTCTCAGGGTCATGAATTGAATGGCGTGTCTGGCATTACGCTAACACCGGCAAATAATTGGCGTAAGATAGAGATTGTGCTTACGGTGGACGATAAAGTTCTGGCAAGCGGTCAAACTACACCTAGAGTTGGTATTGATATGACTGCAAATGGTTCTGCTGTCTCTTGGAGATACTACAAGGATGATTTGCACGAGGTTGATTACTACAACCAAGTTTGGAGCGCAACCGCTGATTACATATATTCTTACTACTTTACTAAAGAGTCTATCATTATTCTGAATCTCTGGCGAACAGACGACACAAATGATTGTCGAGTTATGTTTGATTTGCAAATAAAAGAAGGTAACAATCAGTCAAATACAGATGGCGCTAGATTCTACAAAATAGGCGGATCAACAAGCGCGGCAATAAGTAAGTTAAGCCACCAGATACAGATTGGTCTTGGTGGTGGTTCAAACTGGAATGGCGTTGAATATTTCACAACAGTCGAGTATCACAACTAATGAGAAGATTTTTAAACATTAATGGTGACGGATCTACAGAAATTGTTGAGCTGCCTGACGAAACCGAAGAAGAGATAGCGGCTTACTGGGAAAAGAATTGGCACTGGGAATACGTTAGATACAAAGATGACCGTAGAGCAGAGTATCCGCCAATCGGCGAGCAGCTAGACGCTCTTTATCACGCCGGTTTGTTTCCAGAAGAGATGGCAGCTAAAATTAAAGCTGTAAAAGATAAGTACCCTAAGAGAGAGCTGCCGGAACAGTAGGATGTTAAAGTTCTACGTCCTAGTGTCAGGTAATCGTTTTGCCCTAAAGCGGCATGAGAACACGATACCAATAGAAGATATGGTTATCGTGATCAACACGAAAGATCAGCTTTTTGAGCAAGACGCAGTAGAATATTGCACGTCAAACGGCATCGAACACTACGTTACTGAAAGTGATGGCACACCAAGCAAAGGCAAAAATAGCTTGCTAGATTTGTTTGAAGCATCGCAGAACGACTACGCTGTTATGGTTGATGGCGATGACATTATCACTGAGTACGGCGTTTTGTACTACAAAAAACTTGCAGCTAGCACTAACGCTCCAGATGCAGTAGCACTAAAGAATCAAGTGGGTTTTAACATTGGATTGATTCACTACTCATCTAGCAATCCGGGATTTGAAACAAACAAGCATGGTGATGTAAACCCTGACTCTGTACACCCAAGAAAATGGTATCCATTTAAGCAAAAAAATGTATTAGAAGATTGTGTAGAAAGTTTGCCAGTAGGATGTACTCAAAGAACGTGGGCTGAGTACTGTTTAAAATACATCGGAAGTAACGAAACTCACCATAGGATTACGTTCATTTCAAAAAAAGCAGCGAGTATGTATCGGTTCAACGAGCTAGTAATAGGTGAAGATACTTGTATGTACTTGGACTATTATGATGCACACAGAAGAGGTGCATTAAATCTAGTTTTCCACAACGAGGAAAAGAATCCAACGTACCAGTATGACTCTAGGGTCAGCGGTATAGTGGAAAAAAAGAACGCGGAAGCGCGTCAAAAGGGCGAGATACCTGATTGGCTAGGTAAGTTAGTTGAAAAGTACAAAGAGTACGAGCAGCTAGGTAAGCTCTGGGCAACAGGCTCTTAACATTAACTTAACTAAGGAGATTACGATGGGCGAGAAACAAACAAACACCATCACAATCAACGATAAAGAGTACACTGAAGATCAACTAAACGAGCAGCAGAAGGCGATGGTCAATCACGTTGCGGATTTAGATCGAAAGATTGGATCTGCTCGTTTTAACCTAGATCAACTCATGGTTGGTCGCGATTCTTTCATTAAGATGCTGACAGAATCTTTGGAAGCTCCAGAGGTTGTAGAGGCAGAGTCAATGAACTAGGAGTATAAATGTTTGGCGTAGTCGGCTTCAGCTTTGCCCCATTCTCAGCTACGGGAAGCCGTGTTGTTGATGGCGGCACTGCGTCAGACACTCTCAGCTTTTCTGAGTCAGCGTCTGCTACTCATGTAAAGACAATCTCAGGCGGGATATCGCTTGATGCCTCGCTGACAGTTTCCGCTAAGCTTGTCAGAAACACCGGATCTAATATCTCGTCTAGTGCGACAGTTTCCATGTCGGCTGTGCGAGTTGCTCAGGTGTCAGGCTCTCTTAGCCCGGATCTATCGCTAACTTCTAGCGGTGTCAGAATTGGCGAGGTAGCAGCCTCAAAATCTCTCACAGCCTCTGTAACGTGTGATGTTGATCGCGTTCAACAGCCTACAGGCAGTGACAGCTTAACCTTCGCAGACTCTTCGGACGCTACTCGTGTACGCACGATAGACGCATCTCAGAGCCTATCTCTCGATCCTAGCTTAGATGCCACGCTAGTACGCGAAGTCGATGCTAGTGCGTCTATAAATGCATCACTAACAATCAATGCGAAGCTTGTCAGAAACATTGGCACAAACATCTCAACCAGTGCGTCAGTCAGTATGTCTGCCGTGCGGGTTGGCGAGGTATCTGTTGATCTATCGCTAGATACCTCTACAAGCTCTAGTGTTGTCAGGGTTCAGATTCCTACCGGTAGTGATAACTTTACTTTTGACGATTCAGCTACTGCGGCACTAACAAGGCTAGTCTCTGCTGACATCACGCCTAGCGCGTCTACCACAGCCTCAATGAACGTGGTTAAAGATGTCGCGAGCGATGTACAGCTAGACTCTACACTGTCAGCTTTGATTTACATCACGGCTGCGGTAGAAGCCCAGATTGATGGCTTGTCGGCTACCACGTCAGGCGGTGTCAGAGTACGCGAGGTTTCTAGTCAGATTGACTCAGATTTGACTACATCAGTTGATGTTAAGCGTGTTCAGCATGGTACCGCAGAAGATCAGTTTGAATTTGCGTACGCGGCAGATCCGAAGGTAATCCGTGGTGCAGAAGCCTCAATATCCTCAGTATGCACGCTTGAAGCAGGAGAGCTTCTTGTTAGGTGGACAAAGCGTTATAATGATGCTAATTCGTGGACTGAGCAGGTATCTGACGAGCCTGAATGGTCTGCAATCAGTGCATATGAAGCTGATTGGACTAACTTAACTAACGATCCATCTGCTTGGGTAAAGCAGGTGAACGAGACAAATTCTTGGAACAAGGTGGCTTAAATGTCTGATAGTAACACAGCAACTTATTCTTTAACCAAGCCTCAAGTTGGTGCATCAGGCGATACTTGGGGTACTAAGTTAAATGCTAATTTTGATAAGATTGACAACCTTTTTGACGGAACGCTTGAGATAAAGCCTGACTTAGCAGCAGGTGAATGGTCTATTGATACTATAGCTGTTACAGCCAATGCGAATGAGCTAAATCGATTGACTGTTGCGACTGAAGGGCTAGTTGAGTCAGGAAAGGTTTTAACAGCAGCTGAAGATTTAAACGAAGTATCTACCGTCACATTTGGTAGTGGTGCGATTGCGTATTTTTATAACAGCATTTACGCAGGCTCAATCAATACTGTAGATAATGGCGATAGCACTGGCACATTCAATATTGGCGCAAGTGGCGCTGATATAAAGCTTGATGTTGATGGCACTGCGATTGCTACGGTTTCTTCTACCGGCGTTGAAGTTGATGGCGATGTTACCTCTACTACCATTACCTATGGAACAACAGGCGAAGGTGGTACCCAAGGCACGATTACTGCAACTGCGGCAGAGCTTAACCTGCTAGATGGCATTACAAACATCTATGACAACGATGACCTACTACCTACCGTTGAAGAAGACGCTGACTCGGCAACTTCGCTAGCCACTCAGGAAAGTATCAAGGCTTATGTTGATACGTCTGTTGCAGCGCAAACAGGCGAGGTGTTGCAGGTTGTAACGGGCGTTACTACAGTCGCGTCAACATCATCGTATACAAATGGGCAATGGACCGATACTGAAATAACCGTTTCTTTCACGCCAAAGGCAGTTGGAAGTACATTCTTGGTTGAGGTTTTTAGTCATTTTGGAACAAACGGGTACGGCGGTTTAGCATTAAAAAGTCAGGTAGACAATGAAACTGCTGTTCAGATTACTGGCTCAAATGGCAGTGGAGACCAGACATCCGCACTAGCGTTTGTTTCAGTAGAAGCGTCTAAATATGGACCGCAGCCTGTAAGTTTTGCATACCTAGATGATTCTATCGTTTACGATGCAGACTCAGAAACTATTACTTATACGGTATTAGCTAGACCAAGTACGCACAATTCGGGCTACACAATGTTCCTAAATCGCACCAATTACACCTCTAATCAAGATTTAGCTCACTACATAGGTTCATCAACAATTAGAGTCACTGAAATAGCAGGTTAAGCCATGCCACTCATTCCGCTAAAGATTCCTGCCGGTGTATACAAAACCGGAACTGACTATGAAGGTCAGGGACGTTGGCAAGATGCTAATCTTGTGCGTTGGCATGGTGGTTCACTTCGCCCAGTAGGTGGTTGGCGCGAGCGCAAAGATTTGTCATCTACGTTGACAGCCATACCGCGTATGTTGTTTGCATGGGTAGACAATGGCGGCGAATCCAACATGACTATTGGCACAGCAAACGAGCTAGTTTACGTTTCATCTACAAACAACCCGACTGACATTACCCCGTATGATTTCCAAACAGGAAACTCAGATGCAGAAATTAATATTTCTTACGGCGGTGGTGTATATGGTGGAACAGTAGACTCTACCGATGAGGTCTCGTTGTACGGCACTTATCAGCCTAGCACTGGTGTATTTCAAGAGGTAGATACTTGGTCGTTAGATAACTGGGGTGAATACATTGTTGGCTGCTGCACTTCTGACGGCAGACTAATTGAATGGAATTTAAGTACAGCAGCATCAGCTCAGTTAATGGAAGATCCAAATGTTGAAGGAACTTCTGGAAATGGTTGGAATGAAGTAGGCGGCTCTCAATTTGTCATAGATACGTTAGCAGATAAGCTCAGTTACAACGGAAATACGCTTGGTCATGTGTACTCAAGCAGTGTAGATCCAACTACATACCTATATCATAAGCTTACATTTGATTTAAGCTACATTAGCGGCACAGAGCCTGTTTATCTTGAAATAACACAGGGTGCGTCACAGACTATTATTCACACATCTGAAGGCTATGTTTCTAGTGGTCTAAAAACAGAGAATTTTGAAATTGCAAATCCTGATGAATACATAAATGTCTGGTTTAGGGTGAAAGGAACAGCAGGCGCAAACTTCACAATTGATGACATCAATCTGTATGGTAAGGACGCGTCATACCCTATACCTAATGCGCCAACCCAATGCTCTGGCATGGTTGTTACCAACGAGCGGTTTATCTTCGCTTTAGCACCTAACAACGAAGCTCGTAAAGTTCAATGGTGTGATCGCGAAGACAATACGACATGGTCGCCAACAGCCACAAACGAAGCAGGCGATATCGAGCTGCAATCATCCGGACGCATTATGCAAGGTGTTCGTACTCGTGGCGGCACACTTATAGTCACTACTAACGATGCACATCTTGCTGTCTATCAGGGACCACCGTATGTTTATGGCTTCCAAAATGTTGGTCAAGCTTGTGGCGTAGTTTCACGCCGAGGCGTTATTGGGGTGGATGTTGGCGCTTTCTGGATGGGTAAAGAGTCATTCTTTATCTTTGATGGGTCAATGGTGCGAGCGTTGCCATGTGATGTGCAAGACTATGTGTTTGACAGCATCAACACTAACCAAGTATCTAAAGTGTTTGGTTTGCATAACTCTGAGTACCACGAAGTATGGTGGTTCTATCCTTCAGGTGACTCAATAGAGTGTGATAAGTACGTTGCTTACGACTATAAAGAAAACCACTGGCACATTGGCACAATCAACCGTTCTTGCGGCGTTGATCAAGGTGTGTTTGGCGAGCCTATGTATATGTCGCCTGAGCAAGTTATCTACGAGCATGAGCTGCACGGATTCTCGCATGGCACTAGCACACCATACGCTGAGACAGCGCCTATCAGTTTGGGGGCAGGCGATAACGTCATGCGAGTTACTAGCATCATCTCTGACGAAGAAACTGCCGGAGAGGTTGATGTTGTACTAAAAAGTCGTATGTACCCTAACGCTGAAGAGGCAGCCACAAGCCCGCTTGACCTTACAACAAACTCACCAACGTCTGTACGCATTACAGGTCGCCAGATACGGATGCGTGTAGAGGCTACTGGCAACGAAGATTTTCGTGTGGGTACGTTCCGATTAGACGCAACATCCGGTGGTAAAAGATGAGCGAAGCTCCACCGCCACCATTTGGTACGATGCAAGAGTGGGGTGAGCGCCTCACTCAGTATCTATCCCGTGTGCGCGATAAGCTTAACTTCAAGGACGCCAACTCACGCGCAGCAAGTGATGGTATGTTGTTATGGGACCCTGCTGATCAGCACCCAGTTGTATCGCTTGATGGTGAGTGGGTGCCGCTAGGTTATGGCGCAAATGAGCCTGATCAGGGTTACGGTTACGGAGCTTTTGTTGATTACAACGACCACACAGCGGCAAATATTGAAACAGCATATGCCTTAACTTGGGGTACTGAAGTGTACTCAAACGGCGTTTCCATTGATGACACGGTGACTAGCCGCATCAACTTCACTAACAGTGGTAAATACTACATCCACTTCACGGCGCAGCTAAATTCACAGTCTGCTAATACTAAAACCTTCTGGTTCTTTCCAAGAATCAATGGCACTGATATTACTGGTTCTACCATGCGTATCACCTTGCACGATAACGATGAGGCTAAAACCATCGCCCGTGCTGCCATATTTGAGGTTAATGCAGGTGATTACCTTGAGGCATTTTGGGCTGTGGATGATACAGATACAGCGTTGAAAGCATATGCGGCAGAGTCGTTTTGCCCTGCCGTCCCATCAATCACGCTCATGGTTAAGAGTGTATAGAGGTTAGAGTATGAATCAGGCAGTAGATATTGACGTAGTACAAGAAGATGTATTTGATCAGCTAGAGCGTTGTCGTGGATGGATTGAATCCGCTCTGGCGTATTCTGGCGGTACACACGACTTTTTTGACGTTGTCAGGGGTGTCATGTCAGGTCATATGCAGCTTTGGGCGGGTGAAGAAGGTTGTGCAGTGACAGAAATAAGCGTGTATCCTAAGAAAAAGATTTTAAACGTGTTTTTAGCAGGTGGAAAAATGGATCAGATTCTGGATTTTGAAGAATCAGCTATTGCATTTGCTAAATTAAATGGGTGTTCAGCGTTGACGTTAGCAGGACGTAAAGGTTGGTCACGAGTACATAGAGATCGTGGTTGGAAAGACCACCATTTAATGATGATTAGGGAGTTCTAATATGGGCGGCGGTGGCAAAGGCGGCGGCAGCACACAGGTAACAGAAATACCTGCTTGGCTGCGTGACCCTACAATTCGCAATTTAGAGCGAGCTGAAACCATACAGCAGATGGAGTATCAGCCGTGGACAGGTCCAGATGTTGCAGCTTTAACTCCACAACAAATTGCAGCTAACCAAATGGCGCTAGATGCAGCATCGGCATTCAATATGAATCCACAAGGCGTTACAGCGACACAAGGACTGCCAGAAGCTGTAAGTTACGGCGGTATGCAAGGATATTCAGCAGCTCCAATGTTTGATTTAGCAGTAGCAGAGGCTAGATCACGAGATCCACGCTCGGCAGGAATCCGTGATGCAATTTACAACGCACCAGTTTCTAAGCGCACCTATGGTGGTGTAGATATTAGTAAACTTGGTGGTGCTGATTACAGCAATATTGGATAAGGGGTAGATCATGGCAGGCGCATCTCCAATGCAGCAAGCGTCACAAGCTCAACTAGGCGCTTTACAAGGAACAGTCGGAGCAGGTACTACCAATATTGGCACTGTTTTAGGTTCAGATATTCAGGCGTACCAGAATCCATATCAACAAAACGTCATTCAAGGATTGCAGACTGAAGCTCAGCGCAATATGCAAACTGGGCTAAACACCATTGGCTCTCAGGCAACAGCAGCGGGGGCTTTTGGTGGCTCACGTCACGGCATAGCTGAAGGTCAGATGATGGGTGATGTGCAGCGTGGACTCAATCAGCAGATTGGTCAGTTGCAGCAGCAAGGCTTTACCCAAGCACAAAACATGGCTCAGCAGGATATTGCTAATCGTCTATCGCAAGCTAATCTTGGATTGAGCGCAGCATCACAGTTGGGTAATCTAGGTCAGCAGTCATTCAACATGGGTCGCACCATTCAGCAAGATGTTGCTCAGCAGGGCGCACAGCAGCAGATGTTAAATCAGGCACTAATCGATGCAGCAAAAGGTCAATTTGCCACATATCAGGGTTATCCTGCTGCCGGACTAGGCATTATGACTCAGGCTCTAGGTGCCTCACCTCACGGTCAAACACAGACTGGCACACGTCAGCTTGGCATCATGGATTACCTCACCGCAGGCGCAACCATTTACGGTATGTCAGATATCCGCTTGAAGGTAAATATCCAAGAATACGGCAAGCTAGACAACGGCATTAAAACCTATACTTGGGATTGGACTGAAGAAGGTCGCGAGTTAGCCGGTGAGCAGATTGGTCACGGTGTTATCGCTCAAGAAGTAGCAGAAATGTTCCCAGAAGCGGTTGTAACTGGCGATCACGGCTACATGATGGTTGACTACAGTCATCCGGAGCTAAAGGGAGCAATCTAATGGGCTTTTTTGACTTTGCTAACGCAGGATTTAATGCGGGGGCAGGCGCAATGCCAGACATTATGTCTAATGCTAACTTGGCTCAGGTTCCACAAGGCAGCTTCAGTACAGGCATGGGCGGCGGCTCACCTCAGTTCGGTGCATTTAACTCTGTTGACATGGCAGGCTCTATGCCGTCTACACAGATGGCTGACTTTTCTGGCAGTATTCCAACCACTCCTGCGGCTCAATCTGCGGCTAATGTAACAGCCGGTGGCAGCATGATGGATAAGATCAAAGCAGGTTTTGGCAGCGATGATGCTAAGCAACTGGCTAAAGACTTAGCATCTGCAAAGCAAGAGCAGCAGAATTTTGCACCTGTAAATACACAAGCCTCAGGTGCAGGCGGCGGTCAGCTACCAAATTTTTACGCAGGCATAATGCCTAACCAAGCACCATCGGGTGCAATGCAAGCCATTCAGGGCATCATGGGACGAATTTAAGGGGTAGGAAATGCAACCGCGTCAATCTTTACTAGAGCGCATTATTGGCTCAGTTACTGGCGAACAACAGCAAGGCGCAACTACCGCTCCTGCTAACCCATTGCCATCACCAAATCCTTTGCCACAGATGCAAATGCCTGCTCCTGCTAATCCTAGCGGTGCGATTGGCATTCCGCAGCCAACTGGCATCAGTCAGGCACAGCCACAGCAGTTGCCACCAGTTGACATGACGCTGCCTGAAGATATTGATCCACAGAAAGCAGCCGCTTTTGCTCAGCAAAACCCCGAGATGGCTCAACAGGTCATGGCAAAAGGTCAGCAAGCTGATCAAGCTATCAAGGTGTTGGCACAGTCAGATGGTCAAAATGATTCTTGGTTTGACACTTTCAGTCAAGGCGTTGGCAACTTCTTTGGTGACAAAGAGAATATGCTGACACTTGCTCTTGCGTTCAACTCATTACGGTATCAGCCAGATCAAGGCTTGGCAGCGGTATTGGGTAAGCAGCTAGAAACAGTCCAGACAACATCACAACGCAACAAGACAGCACAGATGCTACTGCAAAGCACAGACCCTAAGCAGAAGAAGATGGGTCAGTTGATGCTTGCCGGTATGTCGTATAAAGACGCAGTTGCCTCTATGAAACAGACCGACTTTGATAAGAAGTGGGAGTTAGCAGGCGGCGATCCAAAGAAGTACAAAGAAATGTTTGGCGGCTCAATGGTAAATATTGAGGCTGCTGAAAAAGCTGAAGATGTTAAACGCGCTGAATTGTTTGCTAAGCGTATGTCAGACATGGCAGAAGGTCGCACAACAGCGGTTGATGCTAGAGCGTCAATTGAAGCATTGATGATTCTTGGTGAAAACCCAGATTTAAACGCAATCCCTAACGTACTGCGTGGCTTTATTCCAAGAGGTTTAAATGCAGGCGTAGACGCATATAAGGCTGCAATGGTTGGTGTGGCACAAGCGCAACGTCAGAAAGGCACTGGCGCACAGTCAGACAAAGATATTGATTTGTTGATCGAAAAGGCAGGTCCAGTATCTACCGACATCAAGGCTCGCCGCATTGCTCAGCAAATGCTAAAAGATAAAGCACAGCGCAATATTGAATTGGGTGACATTGCTAATCAGTATTCAGTTGGTCTTCTAACCAAGGAAGAGGCTGTTAAGAAGATGCAGGAGATTGAGGCTAAGCCACTTATCTCTGATGACCTACGCGGCTACCTAAACAACTTGGGCGCAAAAGAAGTTACTGCCCCTGAGAATGCTCCTGAAAACGTCAAAGCATTATGGCA